ATCAATTAGAAGTTCTAGGAACTCTTGTAAGACTGGGCGTTGTTGTTTGGTCTGGTTTCATAATTACGATGAATTATGTCGATATACCTATGGTGAAAAAGTCTGGAAATAGCGATATCACTTTCGTAGCCAGCGTTTTTACGGGAGCACTTGCCACATTCGGCTTGACTACCGGTAAAAACGGTAATGGCAAATCAACAGTAAATTGCCCAATGGCAAATAAAGATAAACCAAAAGCATGAAGAAATTAATTCTGCTTTTAGCTCTGTTATCACCCAGCATAGCTAGAGCCAATACTGTCACTCCTCAGTTCACAACAGGGAGTATGAACAGTACGACCACTACAACTCAAACTATCGTGGAGACAGAGCAAGTCCAAGTTTTTGGAGCTGCTGTGAACACGTGGTCTGGGACAAACATAACTCCGTCAGCAGATATCACAACAAGCGGGACAACATTTTCCGTGACTAACGCAGCCAACCCATGGAGTTTAGAAACAACAACAAGAGCAGCAGGGTTAGTAGAGCAGCGAGATTATACACGCAATTACACAATAAACTCTACTACTACTTCGCTCTCTGTATTCTCTCAGTAAGTCCAGTACTAGCTGAAGGAGACACAAATAATAATAGTAATCCTGTGGCAGCCGCGACGGGAAATGTGACTAATCAAGCTGTCCAATTTCAGAACAATGGAGCACCAAGTCGTCAATCTTTCGGTAATAACATTTCGTGTAATGGAAGTACGATGACTTTTTCTCCGTTTTATATGGGAAATGACACTGAACCTCAAACAGAGGATGGTTACGTCATATCAGAGAACTGGGGATTTCAAATAAACTTCTCAGTTCCTTTAAATAGAAAACTGACTAAGCAATGCGAAGACATGGCAGAAAGTCAGATCAATAAAAATAAGCTCGATTTCGAGTTGGTTCGTGCACTCAAATGCGCCGAACTTCAACAGAAGGGCTTTACCCTGCTACCCGGATCACGTGTATATCACTTGTGTTCTGACGTAGTACCTATTCAATCACTCTTACCCAAGAAAAAATAATGTTAGCAATCGTAAAACCATTCGTGCTTAGTGCTCTAAGATCACCTAAATTCAAGACTTTTGTCGTTGAATTGCTAGAAAAGCTAGTAGAGCAAAGTGATAACGAACTGGACGACAAGGCACTAGCCATTGTCAAAAAAGGTCTAGGTATCTAATGACGGATTCCATCCAAGTTTTTGATGATTTTTTAGTTAAAGAAATATTTGAACCATTCGCATTCTCATCTATGAGTAATTGGATGTACACACCAGTAGATAGTTTAACTTCCGAAGAAGAGTCAGATGGTAGCATTATGACCTTTGGTGAACAGTTAGACGAAAATCCAAACTTTGCACAAGTAATGTTTCAATGCGTTTATCTAAAAAGATTTGTTAATCAGTTAGAAATTTCTGATTATTTACAAATACATCCTTGGTACCTTGATATATTTACAGATTTATTAAACGTAAAAAAATGGTGGATGATGAGAATCAACTGCACTGTTGGTCAACCAAAAGCATTCACCGGAGCGTTTCATGTTGATTTCCCTCAAGAATCTTTTAAAAATACTAAAACAGCAATTTTTTATTTAAACAGTAATAACGGTGGAACTAAATTTGAAGAGACTGGTGAAACTATACAATCTAAAAGAAACAGATTAGTTACGTTTCCTACGCATACAAAGCATGCTTCAGTTTCTGCAACAAATGCGAAACTCCGTTATGTACTAAACATGACTTATGAAGAAAACGATAATTCTTGATGACGTGTTACCCACTCGTGAAGATTTGCTTGATTTAATAGATAACAAAGTAGATGGAATTAATTGGTACAACTTAGACGAAGACCACACATATAAAAAGTTTTGTAGTTCTATATTAGATATAACCAAAAATTACTTTGATTTATCTGATGCTGTTGGTTATGAATTTTGGGGACATAATGGTACTCGAGCAGACTGGCATCAAGACAAAGACGAAACTGCAATAAAAACAGGTAAGTTAAGTTTTCCAATATGTTCTACTGTTTATTATTTAGAGGTATCTAATTTAGAAGGCGGTGAACTTATAATTGAAGATAATTTAATGATTAGACCAAAGACTAATCGGTTAGTTATATTTCCTCCCGGTCAATTTCATGGTGTAAATCCATATCAGGGCAAACGAGTATCACTATTAGTTAACCCTTGGAATCATCAATTATCGCAAAAATAGAGGGTACAAACATACCTAGAACAAATTACAAGCCCCTTACAGGCGATTCTGGAGGGGCATTTTTTATGAAAAATGGCAAAAAAAGCAACTGAGGAGCAATTTAACGAACTTCATCAGTTAGTCACCCAAGAATTTCTATCAAGAGTTAAAAGCGGAGAAGCTACGACTCAAGACTTAAAAGCAGCCTGTGATTGGCTGAAGTCAAACGATATATCCGGTGTTGCTTATGACGGCAGCCCATTATCAAAGCTGGCAAGCGTATTGCCTGAAATAGATCCAGATTTAGTAAAGGCAAAGCTTTATGGCAGAAACAAAAACTTATGAGAAGAATCGTAAGAAGAGAGGAGCTAAGTATGCCAATGGCAACTATAAAGCTCAACAAAAAGCATATAACAAAACAAAGAAGGGGTTAGCACTACGTGTCAATGCGAATGCTATTAATCGAGCCAAAGGTACTTATGGCAATGGTGACGGGAAAGACGTCGCCCACAAACCGGGAAAACAAAACAGTAAAAACCCAAAAGATGCAACCTTGCAGTCTCCATCCAGAAACAGAAAAAGCAGACTCAAAATACGTAACGCATGACCCCTCTACTACCTAGTCCAAAACATTACTTACAAAATTTAATAACCATGACAAGTTCAGACTCTAAGCGGCTCTGGAGAAGAGCAGTTAAACAGCACTTCAATTGTCAATGTGTTTATTGCGGAAAAAATTATGAAGAACATGAACTCACGCTCGATCACGTCCAACCTCTTAGCCGAGGTGGAGAGACTCTTACGAAAAATATCGTCTGCGCCTGTAGATCGTGCAATCAGGATAAAGGTAGTAGAAACTGGCTCCAATGGATGAGAGCCAAGTTTGGACATTTACCACATAGAGAAAAAACAATAAGCGACCACCTCGCTGCATAGATATTTACCGCCCCGTAAGGGGCTTTTTTAATGGCAACAAATGGCAACGGGAATGGCATTAACGGCGTTAATGGCAAGAACGGTTTTATAGATAAAGATGGTTTTACAAAATTAGACTGGAAAGACTATCAAAAGAAAGCTAACGAACTTATACAAGACTTACCTCATGGTAAAGACTGGCAAGCTGAAATTGTTAGTAAGCTAGGTAAAGGTGCATGGGAATTTGAAGATCAAGGAGTAGTAACATATAACCTAAACCGGACTACAAACAAGAAAACCGGTAAATGGAATATAAAAAGAAAGCGAGATTCAGTCAGAGCACAGCATTTACAAAAAGCTGCTGATACACGTAATACACGTTTAGAAAATGCAAACGTGGTTATGGGTGATGAAGCTATTGAAGCTGGAAAAGTAAAGCAGAAGGAAATCCAAGCAAAAGCAGGAAGAAACGCTGACCACATACTTGAGGTCCAAACTTTTGGTCCTGCACAAGAATTACTTGAAGAAGAACTTGCTAAAGGAGCTATAACTCAGGCTGAGTACAATAAACGTCTACAAATACTTAAAGATTCAAATATTGGTGATAGTGCTGAAAACTTTCAAGACTTAAGTGAAAGTGCAAACCAAGCTAAGAAAAATGAGGTTTATGCTAAAAATAAATCTTTAGAAAAACTTGAAAAAGCTAATCCTAGTACTAGACACCTAGACGAGAAATATGTCAAAGCTATGGGTCTTGCTAACGATTATAAAGTTACTAAATTTGCTAAAGCTATAAGAGCTATTAAACCTCTAGGAGTATTGGTACCTGTTGTTGGTTCCGGAATATTGAGCCTTGATGTAAAAGCTAGAACTGATGAAGCTATAGCAAACCCTACATGGCAGAACAAGACACAAGCTGCATTAGGTGGTGTTGAATTAGCATTAGAAGGATTTGAATTAGCAACCGGAGGTGCCGGTGCAGTTGTTACTACACCTTTGCAGATTGGCTTAATGATTGCCGACCAAGCTATACACCAAACTGAACCAGAATTTAAACGCGCACCAAGAAACTGGCAAGCCAGATTGGACGCTAGAAGGGGTAAAAGATAACTTATACACGTTTGTATATGAACGACCAATTAGAAGCCTTACAGGGCGATTTCAAGCTGTTTCTGCAAGCTTTATGGGGACAGCTAGATCTACCTTCACCAACTAGGGCACAATATGCAATTGCAGACTATTTACAAAGCGGTCCGAAGCGACTCCAGATCCAAGCATTTCGTGGGGTTGGTAAGTCTTGGATTACTGGTGCTTTCGTCCTTTGGACTTTATTTAAAAACCCAGAAAAGAAAATAATGATAATTTCGGCTTCTAAAGAAAGAGCCGACAACATGAGTATCTTCTTACAAAAATTAATTATTGAAACACCATGGCTTTCTCATTTACGTCCGAAGTCAG